CCCATCTCGATCGTCTGGAATGCTCTCGGGGCCGGGCATCCGACATTGTAGGAAACCGGGAATATCCGGTAATCCTCCGGACCATCGCCATCAACAATGTAGACCGACCGCTTTTTAACGGCCGTCAGGATTGTTTTCAAATTTGACCCGATCCGGTTATAAATCTCACCGGTTACGGTAAGCTCCCGGGTATCTCCGACATAGAGTGACTGAACACCGTTCATGGAACTGTCATCGCCATTCCATGAGTTGGGGGCGTTCGTTACTGAATAATCTATCCTGTTCCCCTCTGAAGAAACGCCGAAGTTGTACCGAAGCGCTCTCCCTTTAAATGTCCCTGCAGCAACGGATGGCTGAATCTCATACTGGGCAGGGACGCCAGTGATCAGGTCGGCTACGATATCCTCATCTCCGCCGTCTGTCCCTGAGAGTTCTGCGGAAACCGTTATTTTGTAAAAGTAGAGCGGCGTTCCGAACGGGTTGTAAAGTTTCTCATCCGACTTCGCTGGGGCACTCCACGAAATGAGCCCTGATTGTCCTATCGTTTTCAGCGCCAGGTCGCTTTGCGTCCCATCCGAGAGTCTTCCTACCGTTGTCCACTGTGTCCCGCTCCAATAGTAAACCGTCATCGATGCTGCGTTCGTGTTGACGTAATTCGTCAGCATCGTCATGTCGATCGCCGAAACCCGCTGCTCGAAACCCAGGAGGATGTAATCGGAGGTTGTCATCTGATCCAGGACCAGGCCGTATGGCGTCCCGTCAGAAGACGTATTGTTTGAAAACAGGGTGTAGTCTATGTAGGCCCCGGCGGAGGCATCCCAAAGCCTTACCTCTAATGGAGGTTCTTTTTCACCGGTCCATATGTCATTGACCGGCTCGAAGGAAGCGTCTGCCGTTACCTGGTAAATCTCACACCCGCCGTCTGAAACCTCGAACTCGTAGCAATAAAGAAAGGTCCCTTCGAAGTGCCGTTGCTTGGCATTGCTGTAGGTGTCTCCGAATTCCACGGTCCCGGTTTGCGCCATGGAGATGCCGCCGGAGGACGTCCCGTCTGTCAGTGAAAGGGTTGAAAAACTCCTTCCGGTCCACACATACCCTGACAGAGTTGAAGCCGTCTCGTTGGGTTTGGATACATAAAACTTGATGGCCTTCAGGGGGCGAATTGAGAAAACCTGCCATCTTTTCTGTCCAACTCGGTACGCCCTGTCCGGTGCTGTAAAATTTGCTGACCAACGTGGGGTTTCGGAAACACGGATTTCATCCATGTGCCCGTCGAAATCCGTATTATCGAAATGGAGCAGAAGTTTTGTATTGGCATCAGTCGAATACTGCGATGATGGTACAGTTATTGTATCTGTAAGCCCGGCAACAGGCGCGGCTGAAAATGGATTGCCATGATAAACACGAAATTCATCTATATTACCGTCTAAATAATAAGCGCTTGCAGCATACATTCTGCCGACGACAAGGCTGCCAGATAAAGTGTCTGTGCTATTATCTTGAACATAGGCTACCTGTGTCCCGTCAAGATAAATGCCAATGTCTTTTGTTGAACTGTCGCCAACAATTACCAAAGCAATGTGATGCCAATCCGTATCCGTTATTTCATTACCGCTGACTGTCCCGCTATCAGAATCAATCAATGTGACGCCACCAGAATAAAGAATAAATCTAATGCCAGAACCGTCTTCATGGCGTAAATCGTATCTGTTGTTTGTATCTTCGAACTGTTGGAAATATCCTTCTATCCCTGAGTGGTCGGTGTGCTTAACCCAAAAATCTACAGTATACGAATTTGTATTATCTGCGAAAATATCCCAATCGCTTGAATCCGGTGTTGCTATAAAATCAGAATTTCCGTCAACTGATAATGATCCTGTCCCAAATTTTTTGGCTTGCGTAATTTGCGCCGTGCCATCGAATCTGAGTATATGGTCTTCCCCAGAATAATCTAGATTACTTTGAGAGGCCCCCCCACCCATGTACAAAACAGATGAAAGGTTCGGCATAGTCACAGAAGCAGTAAACGTGTGTAAAGCAACTCCATCAACAGCAATCGCCCAATCATCCGAGTCGCCGCCCCACCCCCTGATTACAGCAACATGATACCAGGTTGAAATTGAAGGACTCCAACTTGCTTCCTCATGCACGCTTGAAGAACCGTCAGAAGCGACAACATCAAAACACAGTTTACTTCTAAGCCCATCGAAAAAAAGCCAAATATGATCGTAATCGACAGCACCGTCACTTTGATAATAGATCGTGTGGAGTTCACTTACAGAATCAAAATTAACCTGTGCGTCTATCGTCAGCTCGCCTGTCCCGAAGTCCCAATCCGCACTATCCGCGGCAGAAATTGAGTCTCCATCCCCGTCAAAAACGATGCTACCAGATCCCCACCTGGCAGAATCGTTTGAAATGTCAGCGTCTCCATGCTTCGTTATGGTCCGGCCGGTTTCGCTTGAATCCGTTATCGCATCCCCGGGTGAGCCTTCGGCGTGAATCAGGAGGGTCGTGTCCGAATCAACCCCTCCGAAAGTATCAACGGTATTCCCCGGCGTTTGGAGGGAATTTGAAACGGCCATGGTGTAGTCTACAGCGTCGGTGTAATAATGCCGATCATTTACCGCTATGGTCTGATCTGTCCCAAGCGTCTCTCCGGTCGGGGCTGTTGAAAACGTCAACGTCTTTCCGTCGCTTGAGATTGTCGAGATGGAAAAACTCACCCCGTCATTTGCACCGCCGGTTACGGTTACGGTGTAACCCGCCTTGAATCCGTTGTCCAAGAAGTTGCCGGCCGTTGTGACGCAAGTTTTGGCACCAGCATTGAATACGAAATCATCCTCGGTTATGGTGACATCCGATGCGGTGAAAAATCCACCTATCGGCCCCTCTTCGCCCCAATACTGGTAATTTTCCTCTCCGTTGGTATAGGCTACCCCTATCGGCCACTCCGAGAACCTACCATCAAGATTGTTCCCGGAGTCCGTATGCAGGACGGTTGACTCGAAATCACCGGTCCCGTTAGGCTCGGTTTTGTTCAGATAAACCTTTGAGGCGTATTCGGCAGGAGATGTCCCGTGGCGGACATGGGCCAGGAGATAGCTCTCATTGGTTCTTCCCTCGGACCAAAACTGGTGCATGGCCCGGATGCCAGTATAGGTCGTAAGAGGGGTAGAGTTGCGATGGGCGTAACCTGAGATTCCTTCCAGGGCGCCTTTTTCCGGCCGCATGTTTTTTAGCTCGGTGAGGCCCTTTATGCCGACCTGAATTCCATCGATATCCGGCCGCCATGAAAGCCCCATCTCGGTGTTGATAAATCCATATTCGACGTTGGCGGCTGCGCCAAGGCACAAAACAACAGCAAGAACTGCGAATATTTTAAGGAATCTGTTCATTTCTTATCCAGATCGTTGAAGTCCTGCCGGTAGCGGTCGAGCTCGGATTGGTATTCCTGCATGAAGTGGTCTGAATCAGCGAATCGGCGCTTATCGAGGAGCGCCTGGGCGGCGACATACCTGACAAGGGCCCGGTCATAGATGGCCGGTGTGGTGACTGAGGCCGAAATCAATATGGCCGCCGGCCGGCTTACGAGATAAACCTTGACGGCTTCCGTGGTGACTGAAGAAAGGGAGGGGAAGATACCAAGTTTTCCGCCCCACTCATACCAAAAGGCAGGCCGCGGAGTCCGGCGGTCGCTCTCCCCAACTTTCATAACGTCTGAGGGATGGCCCTTGTCCAACCCCTTCCAATTTCCATCGGCGTCGACGTAGTTGACATGCTCAACCGTGATGTAATTTGTAGTAATTGAGTATTCGATTTGATCCGCTACGAGGGAAATATCCTCTGTCGTTTGGGTGGCAAGGGTCTGGGAGGCGATATCGACCATGCCCTCGTTGACATACCGAAGCAGATCCGTATCGGACCAGTGGTCGGCAGTTGTTTCCTGGATGAGGACCCGGGCGTCATTGATAATGGTCTGGGCGGTCGTGCTGGATGTTTGGACGGAGCCGGCCAGAACGAGGGCGGGGGCCACCAGAAGCGCCACTGTGGCCGCGAAAATCTTTAACTTTTGCATGGGTCCTCCTATGCGCTGAAGTCGACCACGCCACCGAATCCGCCAAGGCGTCTCGAGAAGCGCTTGATCTGGCGCTTGGCATCCTGCCACTCACCGAACCACTTCTGGGCAAACATGACTTCCATCCGGGTGGATATTTCCTTGTCGGTGGCGCGTTCCATTCTCTTGGATTCCCCAACGAGATTGGCCAGGGCCCCCCGCCAGATGTAATCGTGGACCTCCGCCGGATGGAATGGATAGGTCGAATCGCTGAATGTGGAAATGTCGGCAACATCTTTGAGGTATTGAAAAGACAGGTTGTAATCCGTATTGGCAAACGGATACCAAATGATATGGTGGGCCTCTGTGCCGGCGGCCGTGATGTTTCTCCAATATCTGAAACGCCGCGGCCGGCAGGCACCGTCAGCGGTCAGCATTCCCTTGCTTAAAACTTCCGCTTCGGGGATGGCCACCGCTGGAAATCCGTCAAACGAGACGGAATCGATGTTGGTTGGGATCCCGCCAAACGTCCACTTTGTAGCCACATTGGCGAGAATTACAGTAGTGTTGAGCTTTATCCCGGCATGATAGACCGTCCCGCCCGAGGTGTAGGCGTCAAGGCCGGAGGTGTCGACCGCATCCAGTCCGTCCAGGGTCTTCAGGCTGAAGGTTGTGGCACTGGCATACTCCAGGAGATAAAGCCGGTTGTTCAGCTCTTCCGGTGCGTCGATCCCGTCTATGAAGACGATATCCTGGTGGGATGATGTGTTGTCCCTGAACCCATGACCGGTGATGTCGCTGTCGACGGATGCCGCTGTAAAAACTCCCGGATCCGCCGCGGTGATGGCCGATATCTGGGCGTAGGTCGACGTTCTCAGTCCTGAATAGGGATGCAGCCTCCACGAAATCGGATAAAGCGGATCCAGATCCCAGATGTCACGATCGACTTTGATGATGGAATCCTGAATCAGGATGTCGATATCGTCCTCGCCCTTGTTCCGGACATAACGCTTGGCCCGGTTGAACAGATCTATTGTCGACAGCTTCGATGGCATGGCTTATTGATCCTGTTGCGGGTCGTAATGATACCCTTCCCGGGTGATCCGGTCGCGGGTGATGCTGGTTCCTTCTTCCCGCAGCTCCTTGTATTCCTCTTCCGTCGCGGGGCTGATCATCTGGTAGGGGAAAAACTGCACCCAGGCGACGATCTTGCGGGGCTGATCCGGCAGCTGGACATATTTCGGATAGCGGGCATGGTCGGCGCATATCCGGAACCGCTTCGGAATGATGGTTTCCACATCCCTTTGGATGATCAGCGTCTCTCCGTTGACGGAAAGAATCACATCGTCATCCTGGTCGGCGCTTGATTTTGGCGAAAACCGGACCCTGTAATATTCTGACTCCGGTATTGCCTTTTTCGGGCGCCGTTTCCGGATAACCCACCCTTGTGGCGCCTCTCCATAGGGGTCTTCTGCGGTAGGAGGGCCGGTTATGGCCACCGGCTCCCATTCCTTTACCGAAAGCCCCTTGGAGGTCATGGCCTTCTTGGCGCCGCCCTCAGTCTTGAAGGGTTCCCCCTTCGAATCATAAATCAAAACGAACTCGGTTTTCTGGTCCTCGTTGGGTTTCTGATCCTCTGTCATCGATTGTTCTCCTGTGGTTTTGGCTTTCTAAAGAAGCTCAGATTTTGTTTAGCAATAGCAGCCGGCTTCGAAGTAGCAGAGCTCACCGGAGGAGTTGACGGGGCAGGTCGAATCCAACCAGAAACCCGCCTTTGTCCGGCCAGAGGACATCCCGAGATAGTCATACATCCCGGTCAGGGCCTCGATGGTTCCTGATGCGGCCGCTTCGTTCAGAACAACTTCATCCGACTGCTCACCGTTCGAGGAAACGGAAATGACGGTGTACCAAATGCCGTCGATGCAGATCCGTGATCCTTCTCCGACATATGTGGTGTTGCACACGTCATTCCAGTGGCCAGACCGGTTCCCGGAGGTGTCCAGGGTCCAGGTGTCGATGGTTGCTCCGGTTCCGGCAGATCGCTTATCGGGGTTCGGATCCTTGTGGATGTAAACCGTCGAAGCGCTGGAAACGATGTCTCCGCCGCGGTAAACCGCAACTCCGGTGGCGTAGGTGTCAGGTGCAACGGTCCCATCGTCATCGATGGAAATGCCCTGGATGGTTTCCGTCCCACGGCGGTTGATGCTCCAGAAGACGCGCTCTTCATCCGTGGTTTCCGTTGTGAACAGTTTGACGAAATCAGGAACGAAACCGATGCACACATACAGATCGGCGCCGGTCCCGTTAAAGGTTCCGCTTACAAGGGGTCTAAACATGGTCAATCTCCTTATTGTTTAAGAATTTATGAGAAATTCTGGCTCTTCACCGATTACGCAGGCTTGGCGGTCGCGGCTACTTCGTAGCGGACAACCCAGGCCTGATTGAGAATCCCGCCGCCGTCCCATGTTTTCCAGGAAACGAAGCCAACCTGCCCCAACGGATCGGACTTGGTGACTTTCCCGGGGTTCTGGACGTTGATATTGACCGCGCCGTATCCCTGCAGCGGGACGATGGCGTAGGAATCCATGGCAACGACAATCATGGGGTAGACATCGCACGATGCCGCGCTCGAAACCTCGACGCCTCCGGCCAGGTATGTCATGCTGGACGCTCCGCCGGACTCCCACGGTTCGAAAAGAGGCGTCAAAACGAAACGAAACTCTTCCATCGAACCGACTTCACCCGGGATGGCCTTCATCGCGTTGGAGTATTCGGCAACGGGCAGGAAGTTGGGCATATCCCGCAGGTCAGCCAGAAGATCGGTGTGGCCCATGACCCAATAGGCCGGCTCGACGGCGTGGGTGCTGATCATGGCAGACGCAGAAACCAGCTTGGTGAAGCGCTTGGCCTTGTGGTTGGCCAGATACCGATAGATTTTGCGGAAATCGGAACGCAACGGGGGGCTCTGAACATCCGTCCGGGCGTCTACACCGTTGGCATAGAACACGTTGGTTCCGGCTTTCAGATAACCGATCCGAAGGACTTCCTTGGTTTCCGCAATCTGCTCCGCGCACAGGTCGCGGGCCTCGGCAAGCACCGGGTCCTCGTGGGTGTCCTGGATGTGGTCGGTGATCTCCGCCAGGTCGCCGTACTGCTCTAAGGTGATGTTGACATCGGTAAATCTGAGTTTCTGGCCTTTGGGCGGGATGCCTTCGGCCAGGGGCGCGGTGGCCCGGGGGAATGACAGGTAGCGCCGGTATTTACGGGTCTTGCCCTTTTTCTTTTCCTGGGGGTCGACCTGACCGAAACGCTCTGTGACCATTTGAAACTGGCCACGCTTCAGAAGTTTTGCGACAGCTTTCGCCCCAATTCTGGGGGAAATGTCTCCGTAGGTGGTGTAATTCTCGCTCATGATCCAAGATCTCCTTTTTGGAAGTTGGGTTTCTTCCTGCTGGATCTCTTGGATCTCTGATGCAGACGTTCTAAACTATAGGTTTATATGTAAAAATGGCTAAAGTCCGCTGAACGATACAACATTTCCGCATCGTGGGCATTTAATCTTAATTCCTTCGTTATTTGCCATGTATACCTATATACCTATACATCTATTTAAACCTTTCGAAAACAGTATATAAAGAGTTTTGTGATTACAAAGTATGATAAAGTATGAGGCGGCGCAAGAAATAACTAACGTAGTCGGTAAGTGGGTTTAACCAATGAACAATTTGCGCCGCCATTCGCCCGTAAATAGCCCTATTTTGGCTTTTCTACGTTTAGCTTATACAATGTACCCATTTCAATGACTTGGCAATCTATAAGCTTTTTGGGTACTCTGAAGTAATATGAATTGCCGTATTGTTTTACTTCGGTTTCAATCTCAACCATTTGTTAATAAATATTATAGAACAAGTATAAATAATTTTCTAAATAAAAAAAAGAAAATCAGCGTTTCTTACGCCGTTTCATTGTCCGTTTACGGGTGGTCTTGCGCCGTTTAGGTTTCTGCATGAGTCGTTTTAGTTCGGTTTCGCTTACAATCTTGTAACTGTAACCTTTCTTACGCGACTTGCCGATAACGGACTTTAACTTAGCACGGGTTACCCCTGCCTTAGCAGGGATAGCTGCACGCCAGTTCTTAGCTGTCCTGCGTTTCACCAAAACGTAAAGCTTAGGCATTTTTATGCCCTCACTTTAGTTCTGTTGGAACAGCTTAATTATCAGCTTGCCGATAATTGCCAGAACCACAACAGCCGCGAAACTTCCAAAGATAGTTACGCCTGTTTCAAAGTACCCTGCTGTGGTGTTGTCCACCTTACCAGAGTCCTTAAACCCGTCAATGACTGCCAATGTAGTCAGTACAATAGCAGCAAGTGCGCCCATGCTTGCAGCAGCAACGCCCAGTTTCTTTACTTCATTTGCCATATTATATTACCTCTCAATCTTTACTGAACAGTTTGATTATCAACCGTCCAACTATTGCAAGTACTACCACAGCAGCAAACGACCCGAAAATCGTTATACCACTTTTTAGATATGTTCCTGTATGATATACTTGCGCGCATCCGTCATAAAGTAGTGTGCCGCTTGTACCGTTGGTGCTGTTAAGACCACAATGATACGTGCTGTCTACATAAGTGTCTTGGTAGCCGTCAATTATCGCCAAAGAAATAAGTACAACGGCGGCAAGTGCGCCCATGCCCGCAGCAGCAACTCCAAGCTTTTTTATTTCACTCATAGGATACTATCATATAATATAAGATATATAAACTTTTGTTACCATGGTAACACTTAACCGCCGTCGGATTGCCAGATAATTAAACCTAATATTGCCGTTGTAATTGGGAATATCCACATTTGTACGTCGGTTAATAACGCTGCCTGTATGCCGCCGTAAGTGAAATATACAAACCGCATAAAGATAGCGACAACAGAAATTACCGCGCTGGTGTATAATGCGTTGCTTAATATCTGGTCTTCGCGCCGTTGCGCGGCTATAAACATTATCAACCACGCAGCACATAGTAACCAAAACACCATAGCGCCGCCGTAAGTGTAATAGTTTACCTTGACAACAAACTCAGGCAGACTACTAATATTACTTAGCTGGGTAATGTTGTCCATTGTCACATTGTTAAATTCGGTTATTGGCATTTTAGTGTTCCTGGCCTGTGTATGCTTTGATTAAAATAAATGCGCCGTATATTGTTAATACCCCTATAATAAAATTAGCTAATACTGGCGGTATGTTTGCGTATGTTTC